AACTCTCAGAAGGTCAGACAATCGTCTTTAATATGAAAGCTAAAGATGTTAAGTATGACTCTCAAACAAAGATTAGAGTTGTCGATTTAGATACTTCTATAATGAAGCAAGCAATCAATGGAGACTTTGCTGCTTGGTTAATAAACAATCCAAAAGACGCTAAGTTAATCATTGATAGAGCTCTTAACGCTCGTAAAGCTAAGGAAGCAGCTCAGAACCGGAAGGATCGAATTAGAAATGCTACTAATAAAGGTAAGAAGTTCATATCTCTTCCAACTAAATTAGTAGATGCGTACTCAAAAGATCGTAGTGAGTGTGAACTTTTCATAACAGAAGGTGACTCAGCTGCTAATGGTTTAATAGCAAAGAGAGATGGAAAGACTCAGGCAGTGTTCCCAATTAGAGGTAAGATCTTATCTTGTAGAAAAGCTTCTTTAGATAAGATTTATGCGAATCAAGAGATCTCAAACATTGTTAAAGCTTTAGGCTTAGACATTAATAAAGAGAATGGCAAGTTGATTTATGATGCTAAAAAGTTAAGATATGATAAGATCATCATGGCAACTGACGCTGATCCAGATGGTGCAGACATTAAGTTACTGTTACTTAATATGTTCTGGTGGCTTTGTCCTGAATTAGTTGAAAATGGTCACTTATATGCTGCAGTTCCGCCTCTCTATAGAATCACTGACAAGAAGAACAATTATATCTATTTAACTGGTGATGCTGAATTGACTGAGTATAAGAAGAATCATAAGCAGGGAACTTACTTGATTAACCGTAACAAAGGTCTAGGCGAGCAGTCACCTGATGAATTAGCTGAATGTTTATTAAGACCTATGACGAGAAATGTTCAGCAAATTGCTTCACCTAGCTTTAAAGAAACAGACGATATGTTAGAATGCTTTATGGGAGATAACGTAAAGATAAGAAGAGACTATCTCTTGACTCATTATGGTGAGGTAGAAGTTGAGATGGCTTAGTTTACAACTAGGCTTTTCTATGGTATAATAATAAAGAGGTGAGAGGCAATGGCAATTAACAGTTTAGATGAAATGCATAATGACTTTATGATTTATGCGACAGAAGTCAACAATAATAGAAGCTTTCCTGATGCAAGAGATGGCTTAAAACCTGGGATGCGCGCTGCACTTTTTACAATGTTTAGAAAAGGCTTTACTTCTAACAAGCCACACGTTAAAAGTGCTAAGATTACTGGTGCAGTAATTGGAGAATTATGGCCTCATGGTGATGCCTCAGTGTATGAATCGATTGTTAGAATGTCGCAGCCTTGGGTTAATAATATACCAGAAATCAACTGGCACGGAGCTAATGGTTCATTATTAGGTGGACCGCAGGCTGCTTCTAGTAGATACACTGAGTGTAGGTTAGATGAAGCTGCAGAAAAAGGCTTCTTCTCAAACATAACTAAGAATACAGTTGATATGATCCCTAACTTTTCTGAAGACGATGAATGGCCTTCAGTACTTCCAGCAATCTTCCCTAGACTGTTTGTTAATGGCTCACAAGGTATTGGGTATACTATTGCTCAGGAGTGGGAACTGGGAAACTTAAATGAGTTCACTAATAAAGTTAAAGAATACTTAAAAACAAAGAAAGTTACTTGTGATGACATCTATCCTGACTATCCTACAGCTGGTGTCATCATAAATAAGAAAGACATCCATACGATATATGAAACAGGTAAGGGTTCAGTTATTCTTAGAGGTAAAGTAGAGATTAATGGTAATTTGATTAAGATTACATCTCTTCCTTATCAAGTGTATGTAGAACCTTTTATCACAGAAGTTAAAGAGTTAGTCAACTCTGGTAAGTTAGCAGGCATAGATGACATTTATAATAAGTCAGACGATAATGGAATGCTAATAGAGATTGAGTGCTCAGATAATCCTGAATATGTTCTCAACTTTCTTTATAAGTTAACTGACCTTCAGTGCACTTTTAGTGCTAACCAGATGGCATTAGTTAATGGTAAGCCTGAACTTCTCACTTTAGAAGACTACATTAAGATCTACATAGAACATAATGTAGAGTGCATAAAGAGAGAATACCAATTTGAATTAGATAAAGCTAACAATAGAAAAGAAATTGTTGACGGTTTAGTTAAAGCTTTAGGAATGATTGACTCTATTATTAGTACAATAAAGAAGTCTAAGAACTCTGAAGAGGCTAAGAAATCATTAGTATCTCAAGGCTTTACTTCTAATCAAGCTCAGGCGATTGTAGATATGAGACTTGGAAAGTTAGCAAATCTTGAACAAGCTGAACTCAATAAAGAACAGAAAGAGTTAATAAAGAAAGTATCTGACTTTACAAAGATCATTAACTCTAATAAAGCTCAGGAAAAAGAGTTCATAAAGAGGTTAGAAGACTTCACGAGTAAGTATGGTTGGACTAGAAGAACTGAAGTCATAGATGTTGATCTTACGCAAGAAAAGAAGCAAATCAGAGTTGCAAAAGTCAATAATGAACAGTATATGATTCTACTTACAGATGATGGTATTAAGAGGGTCTCTTTAACTGAGTATAGACCAACTAAAGCTAACAACATTAAGAAAGCTATCAAAGTTGGTGCTAGAGACAAGTTCATCTTGATTTCTAATCTTGGTAAGATGTATAAACTCGTGTGCAATAAAGTACAGTTAGGAACAATGAAGTCTACAGGTATACGCATATCTGATTTGATACCTATTGAACCAGGTGAGAGTATCGTTAATCTGTTCACTGGTAGTGAAACTGAACCTTACATATTCTTCATTACAGATAAGGGTAATGTTAAAAAGCTTAACTCAGAAGATACATTTAAAGTATCTAAGAATGTTGGTACAGTAGTAATGAAACTAAAAGATGAAACAATCATCTGGGTTGACCTTATTACAGACGAAAAGTTAACAATAAAGACAGAGAAGAAAGACGTCAAATTAGATACAGAGAAGTTTAAAGTTAAAGGACGTGGCGCAGGTGGCGTTAAGGGTATTAGATATAGTATAATAGATGTTTTAGGCTAAATTAATTATAGATTTGGAGGTATACTATGTCTATTAAGAAACGCCGGAATACACATCAGACTCATTTGGAAAGCTTAGTATTATTGGGTCCTGATGGTATTGAAGAATTAGATGATAAGTTTGAAGGCATGCTAGACATGCTTGAAGATAATAGTGATAGACTTAATACAACTGTTAAGATAGATGGTCGGCCACGGCTGTTCTGTTGAAGTCATTATGACGGTTACCCAGACAACTCTATAGCTTTAAAGGGATTTGTCAATGGCCCTCAAACAGCGCTTTCATCTGTAGAAGAGATTGATCAAAAGTATCCATCTGAAGATCGAGCTAATATGAGAGAGATGCTAAAGTATGGCTTAGAGTTAGCTCATTATATTCCTTCAGGCGAGTGCTGGCAAGGTGATTGCTTATTCACTAAAGACAGTAAGAGAACAGAAGAGATCTTAGGTAAAGAATACATTACATTCCAGCCTAACAAGATTATTTATGCTTTCTCAGAAGACAATCCTGGTTATGAAGAAGTTAAGAACGCTGACTTTGGAATTGCTTTCCATACAATCTATAGTGGTCAAGACAAGAAGCAATCATTTAAAGTCGACGTTTCTAGATTAAATGTTCCTTCAAGTATTTATGTAATGTCACCAGCATTGACAGTTAATAAGAAGTCTTTTAATCTTGGTAAGCTTAAGTCTGGTCTTGATCATTTTAATCAAGCTGCAGCAGATCTTTTAGCAGAACCTAATTATGATGAACTTTGTTCTAATGTAGCTTTTAGAACATATTGGGACACTTTTGAAAATGCTAGTTTAGCTGATAAAAAGGCTACAACTATAAATGAAACTACTTTCTTAAATGACTTAAAAGACTATATAAAGAATAAACAAGATAAAGAGTTTGAAAAGAAGTTAGCTTCATTAAAGACTGAAAAGGGCCGTGAAAAAGCTACTCAAAAGTATAATCAAGACGTTGAGGAGTTAGCTACTATAATTGATTCTAATCAAGGCCTCTTAAAGTTAATTGTAAGAACATTTAACTTAGCTGCACAAGTAAAGATGCTTTTATGGGAAGGATTTAAACAAACTCAAACTGGTTATGAAACATTCTATAAGTCTAAAACGAAAGGACATTTCCCTGCTGATATGGAGGGCGTTCGGATGAGCGACCAAGACGGCAATATAGTTAAGATTGTCGATAGAAGTGCATTCAGCTCTTATAATAGAGACCCAGATATTGAATCAGGCTGGGAAAGAGAGAGTCTAGAAGAACATTTATGCTTTACAGAAACTTTTAATAAAGTTGATAATAATGAACTTAGTTTATATGAAAAGTTTAATCGTTTCATCGAATCAAATGAACCACCCCTAGTAGTAGCTTTTGGGAGATTAAATCCAGTGACAAAGGGCCATCGCAAGTTAGTGGATACTATGGCTTCATTAGCAAAAGGTGAAAAAGCTCGACTCTATTTAAGTCATACTCAAGATAAAAAGAAGAACCCATTAAGCTATGAACAAAAGATTAAGTGGGCTAAAGATGCTTTTGAACCAGAAATAAATGTAGTTGAATCTGAAGCAAGAACAGTTGTAGAAGTCTTAAGAGATCTTTATAATGAAGGCTTTAAGAACATCATTTATGTCGGCGGTGAAGATCGTATAGGTGGAGATGAAGACATCTCAAGCTTAATCTTAAAGTATAATGGCCAACCAGATAAGAATGGTAATGTTCTATATGACTTTGACTCAATTCAGTTTAAGAATGCTGGAGCAAGAAATGATACATCTGATGATCTAGTAGAAAGAGCATCAGCAAGTTTAGCTAGACAGTATGCTAAAGATGGTAACTTTGAAAGCTTTAAAGAAATAGTTCCAGTTGAAAATGCTGAAGAGCTTTATAAAGAAGTGAGAAGCGGTTTAGGTGTAAGTGAAAACTTGCAGGAGGATTTAAATAAATTACCAAAGTCAAGGTTAGATAAAATTGGAAGCATTCTTAAAAATGCATTGCAAAGTGGCATTAAAGATATAGCATTGAGATACGTAGATCTAGTTCCAGCTAGGCATCCTCTTGAGATATTAAGAGTTGGATCTACTAATGCACTTGATGCTGAAGACTTTAAAGATAAAATTTTAAATGCATTAAATTCTAATTTTCCAACAGGAGAAGAAGTTAATGATATTGATAATAGGACGCTTATTTTCAAAGATTTTGTAAATGACATATCAATTCATGCTGGAGCTAGTAGATCTGAACCATCAATTCCTATAAGATTAGTAACTAATGATAGTGAGGCTATTGATGTAACATATTACATAACAATACTCGCTGGATCAAAAGCTCAAAAAAAGACAATGACCCCAAATAAAGTTCTTTTATCAAATTGTATAGGAGACTTTATTGGATATAAATCTTTAGAATTTAATAGAAATTATTCAGAATTAAAAAAGCTCTATGAAAGTGCAATTGAGCACGTTAAAGGAGATCCTGACTCTGTCTATACTTCTCATGCAGATGATGTATCATTTATAACAAAAAATAATGCAAATAACATTATGAATGACTTTGGTGAGGTACTATCTGCAGGATGTCTAGCTGCACTTCTTGGTAACACCTCACAAGTTAAGTTTCCAAGTGCTAGTAATATGCCACTAGTTGATTTCATTGTAATGAATGATGAGAGAGAAATTAAAGTATCACAGAAGGCAAATTCTGGTAGTTCTCCAAGCATTGATGCAGCATTTAAAGAAATAAGAAATGAAGATCCAGGAACAGTATTAGGTAGATTCATTTCTTGAATGAGAGATAATGTTGCAACTGTTAGTATACATAATGGGTTTGAGAACCTTGCTAGTTTAATAATTGGAACAGCTAAAAATGCATCTTGGTTTACAACACCAGTTAACACTAGTATTTTGCAAAAGTATTTTAATGAAAATAGTGTTAATGAGAACAATATTGATGAATTTGTTAATGATGTAATAAAAGCTAGCTGATCACATTCATTAAGATTAAATGTTGATAAAAAGAGAACTAAAAATAGTGCATATTGTGAAACAGTAAGAATAAGGTACCTCGCGCGATTAGCAATACTGACAATAAATAGTAATAAAGAGTTAATTGATGGATTTAATAAGTTACTTTCGGATGCGCTTGGAAGATTTGTACAAATCTATCTTAAAAATGTACAAGAGTTTATGAGAGGTAACTTGATATTTGAAGTCCACAAATTAGATGATCGAAGTAGCATATATGTATTTGAAGATAGTAGTGCGATTGATTCATCAACAAACTTATTATCAATGAAAAGATTATCATTAAAGATGAAAAGAAATTAAAAAAGTAGTTTACAAACTACTTTTTTTATTATATAATAATATTGTAAATGGAGGAAATAATAATGACATTTAATACATTTAACCTTAATAATCATTTCAATTCAATTACATCAAACATCAACAACACATTAAATATCAACCTTTCAAATTCACTTTCAATTTTTATTACAACTAAAAACGACTATTTTTATAATATCTTTATTACAAAATATATCTTTACAGATAACGCACATACATATTCAACCTTTCATCTTTTCTCAACTACATATCAAATTTCTTACGATAATCTAACTATTAACGAACTTTATTTAAAATTAAATGACATTCAATTAAAATATTCAAATTATGAATATAAAATAAATCAATTCTTTGAGAGTTAGTTTACAACTACTCTTTTTTAGTATATAATAATATTGTAAATGGATGGAGGGTCTGAATATGTTAAATAAAAAAGAATTTGTAGAATTAATTAATGAGTATAATCACGAAGTTAAATTATACTACAGAACTAGAAATTTAGGTGAACCTATGGCGGTACTTGAAGAAATAGATAGAGCATTTAATGTATCAAGCGGTAATGGTTTAAGTGCATATTTAACAGCTCCAGATCATTCAGTTGCATCTGGAATTAGATATGATAGAGTTAGTGCATCTGAAATTGATTACTTATATGATTATTTAGTTAATAATAGCGGAAAATCTGATGCACAGATTAGATTAGAACTTTGGTTAAAGGTATTAGATGCAATCAGTTAAGAAAAGAAAAGTTAGAGATCTTTGGATCCCAGAGTCTTGGCGCTACAACGGCGCAGGATTTAGAAAAAACAAAAAGAAAGAGATATATAGAAAGAGGAAGCATAAATATGAACAAGACTAGATCACAATTACAGAAAGAAGAAAGTGCTATTATGGACAAGTGGTTTGATGAATGGCACGAAAAAAGAGTTAAAGGTGACAACTCATATCCAGATTGGTCATATGAAGATAAGATCGCTGAAATGAGAAGAGAATGGCGTCAGTCTCTTGAAGTCGGTGATAAAGTTCATATTTGCTGCTATTCAGATATAGAACCGGCTACTGTTATTAAAAAGACAGCAACAACATTAACTGTAAGATATGATAAAGCTCATTTAGATGGTTGGAAGCCTGAGATGATTCCTGGTGGATTCTCAGTAGTTTGTTTAAATGATTCAGATCAGATTAGTCATTGGATTATTGAAGATGACATTGATGGTAGAACAGAAGTATTTAGATGGTCAAAGAGACATAATAGATACAAGAATTCATCTGATGAGTTCTGTGAACCAGAATGGATGAAGTACTATGATTATAATTTCTAGGAGGTAATAAAATGAAATTAAATGAAGTTGTAAGTTCAAACATTAAAAGTATTGGCTACGATAAAGGCACTTTAGTAATTGAGTATCTTAGCGGTGCTCAGTATGAGTATTATGATGTTCCGCAGGAAGTCTACGATGAATTAGTAAAGGCTGAATCTAAAGGTAGATTTGTCAATCAGAACATTAAAGGAAAATACAAATACCAGAAGAAAAATTAGTTTGTTAAAAAGTGCAATTTATTAACAAGTATACCCGGTGTACATTATTTTGTACACCGCTTTTAGAAAAGTTGTGTATATATGTTTTTTATAAAAAATATATAAACATATAAAAATCATATATAGTTTGGGAGAATTGTTAAGGAACCCTTTGTAATTCTTCTAGTTAATTAACCTTATGCTAAATTAATTATATTTATGGAGGTGGCATATGAAGACTTTAACAGAACTCTTAGATGTAGATTTGTCTTACGAAGAAATCTTAGATGAGTTAGAAGATCAGACTGACAACTTTACTGTCTATGATGGCACTATTGCATTTGATGACCAGTATGAATCAGAGTTAGCCATTTCTATTTTAAAAGATCATTATAATACAGTCACAAATGATGGCATAGATATGATTGAAGAAGCTTTAGGTGATTCTGAAGACAGTGGAGCATATGTAATTAGCTTTTCTAATCCAATTATAGATGATTTAGATTTCCCTAAAGAGGTTGAATCATTAAATGAAGGACTTTCAGTATCTAAAGAAACTAGACAGAGAATTAATGACTCTGTTAAGGGTAGTAAGATTCTAAAAAAGACTAATAATCCAGAAGGTCTTATCAATGCAATTATTAAGTTAATTGAAGAGGATAAGATTTACGACTATTATAATTACGGTCCTTATAAAGAAAATGAATATCCAGACGATCTTACAGATGCTTATGGTCGTAATACTAACAAAAAACTTAAAAAGATTCATGATTTTTGGTTACAATTTGGTTTAGATACTTCACAAAGAGGTATTGGAACTCGGATTGATAGTTTATCATCTGATATTAGAAATATTATAGAAGAAACTCCTGAGTATCATGATAGTTTACCAGATGACGCTACAGAGAAACTTCCACCTTCAGAGCAGTTTAAAATCAATCTATTCTATGAATGGGATGCTATGCATAGAAACTTCTTTGGTGACTATGATGATGACGATCCTGAATTAGATATGAGCTTTAATGAGTGGCTCAGGTATACCTATAAGACTGGTCATTATGAAGGTGAAAAGAGAAAATGGTTAGAAGATGCCATTAGAGAAACTAGTAATAAGTCTCAGCATTATGGTGATGATGTAGAATTTGTTAAAGATGAACATTGGAATATTGGAAAAGGCTTTTCCGATGAATTCATATAAGGAGATTATGATATGAAGATAAAAAAGCTTAAGCGCTTAAATGAAGATAATAGATTGTCATATTGGCATGGTGATGGTTCTGATTCAATGGAATCTCAAACTAATTGGGAACGGGAGAGAAGCTCTAGATACTCTCGTATTATAAGTGCTTTACGTAAAGCACCACCTGCAGACCCACACGCTTGGGTCGATGGTAAGTATCTAGATGATGGCTACTACTTTAAAGTGATTAAAGAACGCCCTACAGACGAGCCTGTCAATGAAGAGGCAATAAAGAAAGCTATTGAAGATGCTACTGGACTTTCAGACATAACAGTTTCTTCATCAATTCGTCAAAAGCCTAAAAAGTATAAGTATGTTAAAGAGCCAACCGTTTACATTGAAGAGACAGAAGTTACAGTGCATGAAGAGCAACCTTCTAATGAATCATTAGATGAAGCTGTAAAACCTTTTGTTGATGATAATGTTCTTGGATTACTTAATAAGTATGAATATCATCGTTTACCTTCTGAGTATAAAGCCATTCATATTGATAAAGCTACTAGAGTTGACCAGTTAGGAACATCTTCTGGTCATGACCCGCACGATGTCATAAAAGCTCAAGTAACATATGATACTCCTTGGGGTGAAGAGTTCGTCGAGAAGACTTATAGAGTATATGATAATGGTAAAGTAGAAGAAATCGATGAATCATTAACAGAAGATACTAAAAAGTTTAAATCTGTTATGTCAAGTGATTTTATATCAAATAAATCTGGTAGAGAATTTCTTAAAAATCATCCAACTAGACGAGAATTAGCCCAAGAATTATGTAACATCTACTATGGCGGTGGCGACCTAGATGAAGTACCGTGGAGTATTGCTAGCCAATGTTATGATTCATCCATAGAGTTGTTGGGTGAGTGTTTATCAAAAGATGTTGATGAGTCATTGACTGAAGACTATAATGCAGATATTAGCGATATGGATTTAGAAGAAGTAGAAGAAATTAATTCTAATATTTCTTTATGTAGTGATAATTATACAGGTAAATATTATATTGTTGATAATACTAATCAAGAGATATTAGCTGGCGGCACAACTTCTCTTAAAAAAGCTAAACAAATGGCTGATGATGTTAAAGAATATCTATCTTTTGGCGAATCATTAACTGAAGCAAGTGCAAATGAAAATAATATTAACACTAGAGCACAAAAAGAGTATGGTAAGAACTGAAATGAATTATCAGATAAGCAGAAACTTGAATTAGTAAACAACAGAATTAAAACTAATAAAGAAGCTCAAAATTGGGTAAAAACTGGTACATTTAATGATCCAGCTAATTATATTAAAAAAGACATGGCCAATGAAGCTTTAACTGAAGCAGTAGCTGCTAATCAGTGGTTTATAGTTAGAACTCCAAATGGTAGAATGAAAGATGGTAAGACTACTAAGTATTATATCTCAGTTCAGAGAAATGGTGCCGGAGTAGAGTATGATGAGACTAGCATTCCTAGTGAAGTCACAACATGGGGTGCACACAATCAGAGAATCACTAGAGTAGATAAGTCTTACATTATGGGAATCTTTGATAATAAAGATCAAGCCATTCAAGTTGCTAAGTCAATTATAGATGCTAATGACAACTTCTTCTCAGATTTAAATGAATCATTAGACGAATCTAAAGAAGATGACTACAAGAGAATAAAGTTCTTAAAAGATGAGCTTGGTTACTTTGCTTATAGTGCTGCAAGAAACCCACTTTCTGACAATGAAAAAGAGCTTAAGAAAAAGTATGAAGTTGAGTTAAAACGCTTAGGTGATAAGTATGACTTAGATGTTCATTGGTGGGTAAGAGATAATTTAGATGAAGCTAAGAACGATACTCTTAATCCTGCTATCTGGGAAAATGATGAACTCAAACCTGAGGTTAAAGAGACATTAGAAAAGATTGCTAACACTTTCTTAGAAAAGTTAAAAGCAGATGACATTCCTTTAGATGTAGATGACATTATAATCGTTGGTTCTAACCGGAACTACAACTATGGTCCACAATCAGATATTGATTTACATATCATCCGGGATCTTTCAGAGTTTAAAGGTCGTGAAAAAGAGTTAGCAGAAAAGCTCTACCAACGGAAGAAATCAATCTTTAACGATAAATACTCACCTACTATCAATGGTTTCGAAGTAGAGATCTATGTAGAACCTGCAGATGATAAAGATAATAATGACATTCCTGATGAAGTCGAGGAGTCAGAAGAACAGTTAACTGAAGCTGTTAAAAATGTAGTTGACTTTAGTTTCGATATTCAAAAAGATGAGACTTGGGTTGAAATTGAATTAGATGATGGTGAAAAGTTAAGAGGCACTGTTAACATTAAATTCAAGAATCCTTCTGATCATTTTGGAACATTAACTACTTGGAAGTGGGATGATGTTGAGCAGGCAACTAAGCAATTATTGTCTCAAAAGTACGGGTATAATATCCCATATAAACAGATTTTAAGTAATGATGAAGTAAACAATTCAACAATTACTTTTAGTTCAGTTACTGAATCTATTGATGAAAAGTTAGTTAAGAAAGGTTCTAAGTGGCAAGCCCAATCAGAGAAGGGCAGAAACTTTGGAACTTATGATACAAAAGCTGAAGCTGAAGAGAGGCTAAAGCAAATGGAGATGTTTAAACATATGAATGAAGCATATAAGAACACAAATGAAGTCACAGTTGAAGAACTTAGAGACTTACCAATCGGTTCATTTATTAAACTTAAAGTTGCTGATTACAAGGACGAATTAAATGCTGGTGAAACAGCCTATGTAAAAGTTGATGATGACATATTCGCGGTAACTGATGAAACTGGTGATGTAGATGATTCATTTAACGAACAAACTGCAGTTGATGTTTACTACAACTTATTAAATCTTGAACCAGGTGAATATGCTATTGCTACACCAGGTGCTGCTAATGAATCATTAAATGAAGAAACATTTTTTGAAAAGCCACACTCAATTTCAAAGGGCATTCAAATTTTAGATTCTATAGCTGATGAACTTGGAATAAAAGTTAACTATAATACTAATAATGGAAAAGTTATCGCATACTTTAGAGAGCCATTTAATGGTAATATCGAAGGTTATGAAATGGCTCAAGAGATTTCTGATAGACTGCCGGATGATAGGTTTACTATTACTGGTTGGGAAGGCGATGGGCTTAGAGTAGTATTTGACCAAGATTTTGATGAATCATTAAATGAAGATCATTTAGAGCCATTAGATGATGAGCCTACATTTGAAGAGTTCTTAATGAATGAGTATGGAATGACTCAAGATGAAGTTGAAGTAGAACCTGAAGTAGAAGAATACTATAGAAGTCAGTATGATCATTTCTTAGACCACTTATATGATTTGTCTCCGGCAGCTTATGATAAGTATTCTGATGAAGAAGTTGAATTTGATGATTTAGAACCTGAGTATACAGAGTTTGACAACTTTAGAGATACGTTTGGTGTAGAAAGAGATATGCCAGATGAAGAAGTTAGAGAAAAGATCTTAGCAAAGCATAAAGAATGGGACTTCGATGATGCTGAAGAAGCAACTGATGCTGTAATGGCTTTATGGGATGCAATGAAAGATGTTAAAGAAGATTCTGAAGAAGAAGTTACTGAGGCTCTAAATGAAGAGAACATTCGTCCAGAGTTAAGAGGTGTTAAACCTCATAAGACTAAAGATGGCTATGAGTTAGACCCGAGATCAGTTGAAATCATAACTAACATTATTTATTCAGAAATGGACGAGGCTGAATTCGATGAGCTAAACGATATTGCTATTGATGCTTATGAAGGCGATCCTGATGCAAAAGAATCAGTTGATGAACTATTTGCTAAGTATGGTTTACCTGACTGGGCATTAATGGTCTTCGTAGAAAATTGGGATGAAGACAATCCAGAACATTTAGCTGGCCTATATAAGTAGTTTACATATGTTACAATTTATAGTATAATGTATATGTAAAGGAGGGCCTATTATGAAGATTAAGAAAATTAGAAATGATTCTAAAGAATTACACCTTAATGAAGATGAAAGTTTTGATTCTAGATTTGATAAAGAATTTGAAAAGTATGTTGATAAGCCGCTTCCAATAGAAGAGTTTGATGCTTTAACAAAAAAGATGTTAGAGTTTGAAAACTCATCATTAACAGAGTCTACTGCAAACTCTAATGGAGTATACTCTTTAAAGAATGGTTGGTTAAAAGTGCCTGTAAAGGATGACATTCCAGATGATGTTGATTTAGAACCTGAGCTTTCAGAGTTTAGACAGAGAGCTAATGAATGTGATTCAATTGAGGCTATAGATTCATTTATGGATGACATCTATAAATTAAGACAAGAGTCAATATTGACTGATGGTGAATATGGCAAGGGCAACCTTGTGTTTAAGTCTTTAAGAAATGAGGGCATTCTACAGCAGTTAAAAGACAAAAAGGTTGAATTAGAGAATAAAGAGATGAGTTTAGAAAGTTTAGAAGCTAAAGCTCTTGATGAGGCTGAGGCTAAATTAAAGGATAAAGGGAATAAGGTTCTTGATTGGTATCATAGAGCTATGGAAAAGCAATCTCTTCCAGGCGAATATGATAGAGAACACCCTACTATTGATGAAGATTTAATTGCAAGGGCTAGTAATAAGTTTGGGTTTGGTTCAAACAAATTAAGAAGAGCCCTTAAAGGAGAAGACATATGAAAGTAAAAAAGGAATGAAAACAGACTATCTCAGAAGCTGCTTTAGATGAAGCTGATGATCTTAATCAAGCAGCCAGAGCGATTGAAGCAGATTCTGTAATTCCTGAAAATGCTAATAAGGGCCAGATCTTTAAGATTCTTCATAATGCTTATGAAGAAGCCCAAGCTGATAGAGAACTATTAGATGATGAAGACTTTGCTGATGAAAAAGCTTCTGATTACCCTAATGTTCTTTTCATTGGTGGTGCAGGTGTTGGTAAGACTGCACAGATTAAAGCGTGAGCTAAGGCAGAAGGTGCTAACTTATTTACATTACAGGGTGCATCATTAGATGCTGCTGATATGGGTGGCTTACCTATGATTGATAGAGGCGATGGTACAAAAGCTATTAGAGCTCAGAAAGTTGGCACAGGTATCTTAGACCAGTTAGATAGACCTAATTCAGTTCTTTTCCTCGATGAGTTAAATAGAGCTCGTCCGGATGTAAGAGCTGCTTTGTTGCAGTTGATTTGCGACCACGTAGTTCAGGACTTTGAAGCTGATGGTGGTATGAGATACTTCCCGAACTTCTTATTTACAATTGCAGCCGTTAACCCTTCTGGTGGACAAGGTTATCAGACCTATGAATTAGACTCTGCTGAAAAAGGTAGATTCGGTTCACATAACGTTACAGTTGAAAACGATGTCATTATGGACTACTTAGTAGACTTCTTTACTAAGAGAGCCCAGGTCTTCGAGAAGAAGGGCAATATGGAGAGAGAAGCTGTTGAAAGAGGTAGAGCTGAATTAGCAAAGAAGCTTTTAAGTTCTCCTAACTTTGATTTCGATACAATGGAATCAGAAGAAGAAGCAAGAGATGATGATACTTGGAATGGCTTAACTACTTCTCCTCGTAACTTAACTTTACTGTTAAAAGACACTAATGGCACTAAAGCTGATTTATTGAATAAGTGAAACTCACATTGTAACAATCTCCACTTAGGCAATGTTAAGATGGCTTTAGCTAACTATGTAGATGTTGAGAACAAAGCGAATGATGCATTAAAAGGTGGAACACAATCTTCACTCTTAAACAAGAGAAGAGCTAGTGGCTTAGATAAGATGCGTAGCAAGTACGGTAATCTTTAGGAGGTAGCCTTCTATGGCAATGACTAGAGAGGAAAGAGCTACTCAAATAGATTTAGCAAATAGACTTGGTGAGCAAGGTTATGCTACATACGCCAAGCTTTTTATGCTGTTTGACCTTAGATTAACTTCTGACCCTAGATACATTGGCTTTATGGAACCTGGTAAAGCAAGGATCACTTTAAATAGAACCTTGGAACCACATCAGATGCTCTTAACTATTAGACATGAGATTCTGCACGAGTACTTAACTCACGAAATGCGTCTATTAGATCATATCGCTGAGAAGAATCCTGATTTAGATGCTGATGAAGTTTCGTTAAAAGAGATTCTTTATAAAGATGATGTCTTCAACATTGCTGCAGACTATGAGATCTCTAATAGAGGCTATACTGAACAAGACAAGAATGACATTAGACATATTAAGTTCAATGGTCAAATTGTTTCTGGCTTAGTCACTGAAGATAAACACCCTGATTGGATTAATATGACTGTTGAAGAGATGTATGACTTGTTAAGAGATGAACGAGATCAAGCACAACAAGACGCTCAGCAGAATCAGCAAGACAATCAAGAACAACAAGATAGTCAAAGTAATGATGAGGGTGAAGGCGCATCTGGTGAATCACAATCTGGTGAAGGCCAAGAAGGTGAACAGGGTGGAGACCAGGATTCAGATGAACAAGAAGGCGAATCAGGTGATGAAGAAGGCGAGTCTGGCGAGTCAGGTGAAGGCCAGGAAGGCGAATCTGAAGAACAAGATTCACAACCTGGTGAAGGTGCTGACGGCCAGGAATCAGAGCAATCATCACAGAGTCAGTCAGATAGTTCATCACAACAGAATAGCCAAGGTGATAGCCAACGTACTCCTGATAGTTCATCAAGCAGCAATGGTAGTAATGGCCAGAGTGAACCATTACAAGTCATTAGAGGAACATTTAAAAACGGCAAGTTCTATGGCTTAGATGGTAAGGAAATAGTTCCAGGAGCATAATATGATAGTATACTTAGATGAAAATACTGGTAAATACTACACTTGGGATGGTTCAAAGTTTGTTGAGTATAAAAGCAACAATCAGAACACACAGATAGGTGATAGACCTGCTGATAGTGATAGTCTAGCTGATGAACAAGAACATGAGCAAGAAGTAGAAAAAGAACGTGCTGAAGGTGATGCCGTTGAACCTGAAGAACAAAGAATAGAAAAAGCTAAAAAAGCTATGGACTCTGATGAAGTTAAAAAGGGCATCGAGTCTGACAACATAAGAATCTCCCAGAGAGAAAGACAGAAACAGAGAGAGAAAGCAAGAAAAGCAGCTCAACAAGCTGGTGGCACAGCATTTAATGGTGGCATTCAAGCATTCGAAAAAGACTTAAAAGACTTTATGAATAATGAAGTTAAAGAAGTTGAGATGCAGACTTGGTCAAGACAGAATAGACGTTATGTAGATAGTCCGTTTATCATGCCAGGAACAAGAATGGAAGACAATCAGAACATTCCTTCAATTGGTGTCTACTTCGACCAGTCAGGCTCTTGGGGTGTTGAAGATGTTGAAAGAGGCAAGAATGCAATTGCTTGTCTATATGAATTACAAAAGAAGAAAAAGATTAAGTTTGAGCTAAAGTACTTTGGTAATGAAGTCTCTACTGACCCTAATAAAGTTGGTGGCGGAACAGGTGCAGGAGAAAAGCTCATCCTTGATATACGTAATATGAAGTACGATAATGTTGTAGTAATGACAGACAATGACTTTGATAGTTGGAACGAGATTACAAGAGCTCCAAACATTAAAGTTAAAGGTGCTGTATGGTTCCTTTGGAGAGGTGGAGAGGTCTCAAAGAGACTTCAAGATCATCTTAAAGGTAAACGAGTTAGAAACTACAATATATAGAGGTGACTTATGACAGATAAAGAGATTTATGATGCTATAATGGAAGATCAGGCACTTCAGAAGTATCTAGACGAAAACAACTTTACACGCCTTTATAGACTTTTAAAGATAAAAGACTCTTCCATCTCATTTGGAGAGTTAACTGCCTTCCTTCAAGCTGCTGACATAGACATTACAGAAAATGGTGTCGTTCCTTTAGAGGCATTTAAAGACAATAAGAGCATAACTCAGTATGACTTCTCAAGGATTAGTTCAATTGAATCAAGAGCATTTGAGGGTAGTGGCATTAGAAAAGTTGTCTTAACTAAAGGTCAAAAGGTTGGC